TATGCCCATTATACAGTCGGTGCCTCGTCAGTGTCTTCTAGTTCAAGCATCTCTTTGTCTGCGCCCGGAGGTGCAGGAAAAATGCCCGCTACTATCATGTATTCGCCCGTGAAGTTGCCGGAGGTGACCTTTACGATGTCTTCCTCCTGTACACCCTCACCCTTGTCTATCAAGCCCTTGTACGTTGCGTCAGACTCTATCCCAAATGTCCTGAGCCTTCTGCCAGCCGTGAGCTTCACAACCGAACACGGTACGTCCGTAGAATACGGCGACGTGTACTGGTTGGTAGAACCGCCAGCAAGCGTTATCGACGTATTGTCCTTCGTCGGACGCCACAGCTCGCACTCCTGATTGCTGGACCCGATCATTATGAATTGTCCGTCACCATAATCATGGTTCTGGCAGAATCCGTATTTGCATCGAGTATAGCACGCGCAGTAGGCAAGTCGTGCAACGCAGACATGAACAAATCCTGGCTCTGGTCATCGAAAGATCGTGACCTCACGCCACCAGACGCCCTGTACATGAACCCTGCGATCTCAAGAGCAGCAAGCTTCAGGTCGTCAGGTGCGCCATCAGGGCCGCCCGTGTATACCACATCATAAATACGCTCCAATGTACGGAAAAACACACCGCCAGTCCTGATAATAACACCACGATCAGCGTCCAACTCAACTTCATCGGAATCGCTAACGTCAATCGTGTCGCCGTCTTCGGTCAGGCTCGTTAGCGTCTTCACGGGATAGTGCTTAAGGATCAGATGACGACCGCCCAGGCCCGGATAACTCTCGTTCCTTGAAGTCTGCTGCCAATCTCTCCCGGTCCAATTCGTAACAAAACTGTTCACCCCGAAGACCACCAGGGATATCTTACCATCCCTACCCGAACCTGAAATCTCAAGATAATCCTTGAGGTTCTGGGTCGTTATGACGCTTGCCAACTATCGAACCCTCTCAAGAACAGGGAACATTGGCCTCGTTGAGCTGGCCGGCCTCTCGGTCACGATTGCACCAACCATCTCTCTGGCCAGTCGATCAGCGAGATCCATCCTGCACGTAATCACCTCTCCCGCGATGTGTTCTCTTCCGTTCTCTGTCGCCTTCCATGGTCGCAGAAGCCTCACCTGAACATAGGTGCCACTAGGCTTCACGCTCTTGATAACCCTCTCCACTTAATAACCTCTGTTGTTACACCGGAGAATCTGTCTGATGCACGAGAATGCGCACCAGTATGTCGTCGGTAGTTGCATCAATCGCAGACTCGACCGAAATACCCACGCGTCTTTCAATCAAACCTGTCTCGCTATCTCACGTTGTTCTAATAAATCGGGCGACCAGACCAAAACGCCCAGTCGCCCGATTGGCCGCACGGCCTCTGGTTTTACTGCTACCTTAAGCCACCTATGACTTAGGAGTCGATAACCGCGCCACCAAGGTTCTGATACGTCGCCTCGGTAACAAGGACGCCAGCAGAGAACGTGATCGACGGAGTTGTTCCGCCAACATCGACTTCGTAGTTTAGCTGCTTGTCGAAGTCCGTTACGTCCGTCATGTGGAACCCAGTTGCTGTCGGGCTGATCGTAGCCAGGTCAGCATACGAACCGGAGTCGCTTTCTCGGCCAATCAACTTAACCGAATACGTCTCATCACCTGTTGTGGTATCCAACGCCTCAACGGCGATGAAAAAGATACCCGTACGGAAAGACTCAATCCTGGAATCCTTCAGGTCTGTTGCCAATACGTGCTCATCATCAGATGTCACCGCATTACCAATAGTGGAGTCGGTGCGCAGCTCGACGAGCGCTACTAGATTTGTTGGAACCTTTGCCATTATTTCCTATTCCTTCTACTTTGTCTTGAAAATTACTCTTCTTCGCCGTCTGCTTCTTCAGCGTCGAGCTGTGCTTGCGCCTTTTGCGCTGACTTCCGGCCATTGACCTCAGATCCATCGGAAAGCATAAACGTCTCTCCCTCGATCCTTCTGGGCCAACTTAGTGTCAGCCCATGGTCTTCAGTGCCTTCTTCAGCCTCAGTGGCCCTAATCTCTTCCTTGCGTTCCTCAATCGGGTCAGGCTTTTCTTCAACCTCCACCGTTGCTTCAACGGCCTCTTCAAACAAGGGCACCATGTCTCCTCCAGCTTGAACAGCCGGGCCAGTCATCTTGTCGAATAACCAGCCTTCGGGACGATCAAGGTTGTCCGCAAATTCAGCCACATCGACCAGCTCGCCAAGTTCAAAATCACGCCTGAAAAAGCGAGCTGGCCGGATGCAGCGAACAGTCTTACTCACGGCTTAAACATCAACCGAGGTAACCACCGTGAACGCCGGGGGAATAACCGGCGCACCATCGACATACTGTACCGCCTTCACGCCGATAGTATCAGACTCCCACGCCTCGCCGCCGACCGTAGTCGTCTCAAGGCGCAGACCAAGCGGGCTCTCAAGCCACGCATACTGATTCATGTCTCCACCGACAATCGTGGTGGAACTCGCTGCCGTAGACAACGCAGATGTCTCGACGAACTGCTTGCGCAGGTACGACTCATCGTCGTCGCTCCACGGAGTGCGGTCACGGTCATTGTGACTCGCCAACTCACGGAGCGCGTCGTTGTTTCCTGCCCAGACGAAGCCGCCGGACTGACGGTGCCTCTGGTTTACGTTGTAGTACGCCTCACGCATCGAAGCACGCTCGGTGGCTACGCTCGTGTTATCGTATGCAGCCGTCTTCGCGTTATCGAAGCTGTTGCCACCGGAAGTCGGTAGGTTGCTGATTCCACGCGGCTCATCGTCAGACTCAGAGCCTGCGATGATTACACGCTGGTCGTCCTTGGCGATTGCCTCAGCAATCTGACCAACAACCCAACGAATCGGGCCAACCGCTGCCGCACGAACCACAAGCGGATCGTGGTACGTGATGACACCCACACGCTGCGGGCTCAGGTGGACGAAGCCAGTCTCAGGCTTATCTTCACCGATGTCCGTAGCCAGTCCGCCACGGCTCACCGTTACCTCTGCGGTCCTACGCGGAATGTTTAGAGGAGCTGCGCTGGTGAATAGCTGGACGAACTCCTTCATGACGAAGCGCTCGTTCGCTTCCTCGAAAATCTGCGCGGTGACAATGGTCGGAACCAATGCACCACCAGCCTGGCCCTGTTCACCAAGGAACGGGTCAGACGGAGCACGAGTAGACTGCTTCACACCCTTCTCTAGCTCATCGCGCAGGTCCCTGATGCCCCTCTCGGTCACAGGGTCAACACTGTCACGGCTCATGAAGGCTCTCAGCCATGCATTTGCCGTGTCTTCGCGGCCCAACAGGTAGTCCTTACGGATGGACCCGTCTGCCAAGCGAACGTCCGTCGCCACATCCTCGCAGCGCTTTCTGTACTCAAGGCCAAGGCCGTTGTCGATCCTGCCCTCGACGATAGCACGCTTACGGGAATTATCGACCATGTCTGTGGTCAACCCCGTGCGCTCGGTCACACTTAATCCAGCTTCCTCCATCGCCCGACGCATCGCGTCACCGGAGCCAGCCATTGCCGCCAGAATTACATCCTGGTGGTTATTGATAAGCTCAGGCATCGCGTCATCAATAAACTGACGAAGCTGTTCCTTTGTCTTAACACTCATTCTCTCTGTTTTCCTTTGCGGTTTTGCCACCTAAGCAGCGGCTGACTCTACTTCTTCTTCTGCCAGAAACTCCAGGTTGATTTCGTCGTCGTCATCTGACCCATCGTCATCCGACTCGACTACCTCTTCCTCTTTGTCTCCGGAACCCTCGTCCCCCGACTCCCCTTCTTCGTCACCGGATTCATCCCCTTCTTCATCTGGGGCATTCTGGTCTTCAGCCTCTTCGGCCCCGGTGCCAGAGTCACCTTCTTCTTCCTCGCCACCCTCTTCGTCTTCGTCGACCCCACCAGTGGCTTCTATCTCTTCGGCTATCTCGCCGCTACCTTTTTCTTCAACTTCTTCTTCGGCCTCAAGCTCTTCTTCTGTCTCGGCCTCCGGCTCTTCTCCGGTAAGGTCTTCTAGCTTTTCTAGGAACAATGCCTGACACTCTTGTTGAGCATCCAGGATGTCCTGTAGCGTAGCAGCTTCTCTTACCTTTTCGTTGATCTCGTCCATAGCCCCTCTAAGTGATCTTTCATCGTCGTCATCTGCATCAATGGTCTCACCTAGTTGGTCGCCAGTGATTAGAGATGACAGGGTAGTAGAAATATCTCCGAATGCTTCTCTCAGGGCACCGCCCTGTCGCATCCATTGGTCCATCGCCGAAAGCGCGTCTTGCATGTCGCCTATTGCATCAGCAAGTGCGCCCTCGTCAACTACACGCTTTGTTCCAGAACTAATCTCGTTCGTGAGGTCCCTGATCTGCTCAAGGCTGTCACGCAAGCTATCAAGGTCAGAGGTGTCAACATCAATAGACAACCTGCCTACAATACCACCGCCTTCGTCACCATCATCGGCAGCCCGAACCTTGTCCATCAAGTCTTCTAGCGTATCAAGGCTATGTCCCATATCGCGACAGCGCTTGTACGCGCTCTGGACATCGTTTCTGAGGGACAACGCCATGGGGTCTGCACCCAGAATCACCGAACTCAACTCCATCAACTCCACGCGCTCTGCAACCCACTGCAATGCGTCCCCATACAGACTTTCTTCCTCGTCTGTCGGAGGACGAATCTCTTCGGTTCTAAAGTCCCAGCGCACAGACACAGCCCTAAGATCACCATCCTCGTAAAGCGTTCGCATCTGCCTACCAAAAGGCGTATTAGAAAACCTTACGTAAGCCACCAACGCCCTGCCAAACGGGGCAGCCTCAGGGTCCAAGTCTCTTTCGACCCCAATGTCCACAACCTGCCCAACAACCGTGCCCGGGAGCCCATCGAATGCACCCAAATCATGCATAGCGATGAATACGGGGTTCTTCATGAACCGCCTAACATCCCACGCCTCAACTGGTATCACACCATCGTCTGAAGCCAGTGCCTCGGTTGATGCTGCAAACCGAATATCAAACTCTTCGCCATTCGGGGCCTGGCGAGTCGAAACATCGCCTACCCTTTGGGCAATCCTAAATTCGGTTCTCTTCATTGGCTCCACGAAAAAAGCAGCCGCAAAGCAAGGTAATCCTGCCCACGGCTGCTAATAGGTATGCAGCATAAGTGTATCTATATTAAACGTACGCAAAAAACCGTCACTATTCAACGGCCTGTGGATCATACATACTCAGGGATTCTGAGTTATGACTGGTTTTCCGATGCGTTTTGTTGCTCTTCACCAGCGGACGGACCAGTACTCGGTGCTGCGTTGGGACCTGGCTTCGTCTCTTTGTTCAGGCTGTTGCCGTCCGGGTGCGGACTAATGCCGATTTCGTCCCTGACCTCGTTCGGCGTCTTGATTCCAGCCTCTACATATGTACTACCCACCTCTGCTACATCCTTGTCGTCAACAAGCTTGGACGAAGCGAACGAAAGAACCAACCTGGATGAATCAGACTGACCAGCAAACAGTGGCAGCAGCCAGCAGTTATAGGCTTCTGCGATAAGCTGATTCAGGGGATCAATCGTACCCGTAGCAAGCAGGTGTTCCTGTCCCCAGATCGTAGAACGACTAGAGTTCTCAACCATACCCACAACACCGTCAGAAGCACCCATAACCCCAAGGATCTCCTGCCTACTCAGCTCCGAAAGTTCTGAGTATTGCATGTCCTTGTTCGTCATGTTCGTGCCATCAACCTCGATCCTCTCATCCGGCAGGAACATCGGGTCACCAGCTTTGCCTATACCCTGATGGAGTAGCGCAATAATGAGACGGAATCTTTCCGGATCCTCTGTCGCGCTTTTCAGCTTGAAGATCAGGTTGGAGTGGACGCCATTCTTGAGTTGGTTGTTGTGCATCTTGCCCAAGCTAACCAGGCTCTCGTTAGCGATCTTGCCAGCGGCCAGTGGGCCACCGCCGCCCATGATAGCGTTTTCTGCATCAGGGAACGGGACCGGGAACACAAACGAATAGGGATCCCTGCGCCACTGGTCTCTCTCCACCTTCTTCACAGGAGCAGGCATATACTCTTTCCTGCCACCACGTTCGCCGGTATAGATATACTTTCCCGCGACACGCGACCCGTCCTCAGATTGCTCTATCTCGACCCTGGATGGATCAAGCAACCTGAGCTGTCGTATGTTCGGGGACTTGATGTCCATGTCCACACCAGGTCCCTTCACGTTGATCTCTTCAGGGAACACGGCAACGAAACACACACCAACTTGTTGCATCTGTAGGATCTGACGCCAGCGGAAGCCGATGCCGGTTTCGTCCGGGTTCGGCTTACGCAACAGGTCGAGTAACGGGTGTACACGGATCGTTGAGGATTCAACCTTGCCGGACCCATCGTCTTCAACGAACGTTGTAACGCGCTTAAGGTTCGGCTCTACCCTGGATGCACGCCCGGCGATCTGACGGTTGGCAGCAAAAGACCAGCCTACATTCTTAGACTCAGAGAAAGGGTCCGGGCGCTCACCGGCGGCAGAAGCCAAAATCTCAGCAATTTCATTGATACCGACTTCTTCTCTCTTGCGTACCGGGCCGCCCACACGAAGCATTCTCGCTATGCTAGAAACAAAACTCATTGTAGTTCACCGTCCAACCATGTATGAAGCGCATCAAGCAAGGCAGCCTTTGGGTCCTCGCCGCGTTCAACTATACTCAGGACAACACCGTCGCTGTTATGGGATACTATCGCCACCCACATCCTCTCACACTTACGCCACCTTCCACCCTCTTTGACGGAAGAGTAGTGCCGCACAAGAGAAGGCCCCGCACCAACAGCTATGTGGGTAACCCACTTACCGCAGTCGGGGCAAAACAGGGGAACGATGTCCCCAGAACGTAGATTTTCGTCGGTGTCGGTGTTCGCCATTATACTTAAACATAACAACGAACACGGTAGTCGTTAACTACCTAATGAATAATTATACTCAGATACGCTGAGTTGAGCCGTGTTTCTGGAATTGGTCCTCGTAAAATTTAGCCCGCTTTTTCATGTCCTGTCCGTGGCGTTTCTCAAAGGTTTTCACGCCAATCCTACCCAGTTCCCTGTGACATTCTCTGCAATGCGGGACCATGTGTTCTGCTGTGCCGCCCGCACCCCTGGTTTTCGCAGCGTGGCTTGGATCAGACGGTGGCGGCGCACCACAGGCGTCACACGGCTTACTGACGATGAAGTCTCGCTTGCCTGAAGAGATACCGAACTGCTTGTCACGCAACTCCTTCTTTGCCTTCTTCTTTCTTGCTCGCCTCTTCTTCTGCCTCTCTCTGTGCTTTTCTCCGTAACGGTTACCCAGCTTTTTGACCCGCCCTCCGCGAATCATGCCCAGGTACTTACGTATTTTACGAGACGCACGGTTCGCTGCATCATACTTTTCATGCCTGATGTCCCAGATAACGTCCTCAAGGCCATCTAACTGCTCAATGGTGCCGGAAACCTCAAGCGTCTTGCCAGATCCTACTACCTTGGCACGAGGTTTGGTTCTCCAGTACATATTGTTCGTGTTCAGGTATAGCAACACATCCTCGAAATCCGCCATCTGACCGCTAATCCCTATGCGGTATACACCCTCTTTGACTTCAACGGGAAGCGCCATGCTATTCAAACAACTCCCTATACATTTTCATCCACTCAAACTTAGCGTCTCTTGGCTCCCACGGCTCGATCACGAAATCAGACATGGGCAATATCCCATGTTCCTTATACTCATAGACCCACGGTGGCATCTGGCGAAGGCAGTCCCTGGCCTCGGTGACCAGAAGGACTGAATCCATGTACTTCACCTCATCGTGTATGTCGTGCTCGATCCCGAACCTCTTGGTCACAGCACGCCACACAACTTCCTCAAGTACACGAAAACGAATCATCTCTTCGCTGTACTTCAGCGGCTTCGGAATGTCACCCAGAACATACTCAGGCGAATCATGCATCAGGAACTGTCTCTTGCGTGGCTGAGACACCCTGCGAGCACCAAGTACGCAATGTTGCGCTACAGAATAGAACGACTCCGTAGCCCCGCCGAACCTTGGTGTGTTTGCGAGGTGGTGGGCAATGTCTTCTGGATCAATATCTTCAGGGTTCGGGTCCCTTAAGTTGATCCTGGCACCCTTGAATGTCGTAACCATTGGCACCGTGAAGTCAAAACCCACAAACCTCTCGTCCATTCGTTTGTCCTAGTTGTTGGGTACACCGGGGTCTTCGGGTAACATTTCATCGCAGCTCGCGCAACGAACCTCATCCCTGCCAGACGCCTTACCGAGCACCTTTTGCATCTTCTTACAGGTTCCACACCACCTTCCAATAGCCCGATCCATCGCCTTCTTTTCTGCGTGTGTCCTGATCTGATGCACGCGCTGCCTGCTAACCGCATGGCTCCGACCCTTGAACTTTGAGAACTCAAAGCCAATCAGGCGCAAAGACGTAGGCTCCTCACCTATGCCATAATACTTCTTCAGCACGAACTGGTCTATCTTGCTAAGCGTCGGGATGACACTCAACACCTTCTCTACCGGAAAAACGTCAGCCATATTATATCCTTAAACTAGAATGGGAGATCTTTGTTGTCTTCTGTGCTGGGCACAATGGTACTGTTGTTAGATGTACCGTCAGAACCCTTCGACCCCAGCATCACCATCTCTCGCACAACGATGTCAGTCCAATACCTCTTTTGACCGCCATCGCCCTCACTCGTACTGTAATCTATCCTTCCTTCTACATACAAGCTTTCGCCCTTTCTGATGTACTGTTCTACGATGTCTGCCAGCTTACCGAAGAACTTCAGGTGGTGCCATTGTGTGCGATCTACAGTATCGCTCTTGTAGTTCGTGGCCAGTGACACGCTGGCAATCTTTGTGCCACCCTTTGTCACCCGTATCTCAGGATCAGTGCCAGTGTTGCCGATTAACGTTACCTTGTTTACCGTCCTCATAGTTCCTCGTTTTCGTGTCATAGGTATTCGGGCGAACGCCGTTATTCCCCCTCTCTGGCCACGACGCCCACCCTCTGGTTGTGCTGTTCTTTGGAGGGTTTTGCACGGTTGTTGCCAGAGCCATTCACTCAGATTCAACCGTGCGGACAGCGAAACAACCAGATGTTTCCTACCTAAAGGTAGCACCTAGCCAAATAGAGGTCAACCCCTATTCACCTGCGGCCTGCGGTCGGGTGTAGAGGGCGATAACTTCTACCTCCATCTCTGGCCCAGCAAAGTTTTGTGGCACAGACGGACGCTCCCCGCCCCACTTCCAGTGCCACTGACCGTCCCCATAAAGCCGGTCCTTTCTGCGAAACCTGTACCGCCACGCCACGGGCTCCCCGCTCTCGGGGGGCTGGGCGGTGAGAAGACGCAGGAGGTTTTCAATCACCCGTGCAGCCTCCCGCTCTAGCGTGTCCTCGGTACCGTCGCCTGCTGAGGGGTGACGCCCCTTCATCATTGTAGCCACGGTGCGGGCATGGGTAGTGTAGCCGTCCCCAGCTTCGCGTTCCCCCTCCCGCCCCTTGCTCGTCTCACTCATCGGTCAAACCCTCCAAACAAATGTTATCCCCGTGTTTGTGGACCCACATTGCCCACACTGCGCACTTATGCCACAACAGCTTACGCCCGTCATCCCACAGGTAGTCCAACGCCTTAATCGGTGCAGAATCACCAGATCCCGCATCCAGCCTATCTACAACTACCTCCATGGCTGCAATGTGTCTGGGGTCTGTTGTCGGTACACCGGGAAGCGGTGGCATGTCTCTTGGGGATGGTGAACGATTGCGCACCCTGGCCTCTTCCCTGCGACAGTCCTTGCACACACGCTCTCTAGTCGCACCCTCTTCGTCACCCCTTCCTCGCCACTTTTTGTTAAGACGGTATTCCGTTAACGGTTGATGCTCATTACATTTCTGGCATGTACGCACACAGGAACCGTTCACCTAAGACCGCCCACAGTAGTTAGTAGTGTCACAATTCGGGCAGGTATAGCCCTCACCCGTGCTGTCCACATGGCCCGCGTCCATCGTGAAGGCGCAGTCAGGACAGACCACGCACAAGACGTTTCGCTCGACTTCCCAACCGAGTAGGCGAGTGGGTTTGCTGTCCCCGGTGAGCTGGAGGGCAGCGAGGACCGTCTGATATGCTTGG